ATGCCATTATCAGCCAGGCAGGTAGAAACAGCTAAACCACAAGAGAAAGCCTATAAGCTGTCTGACGGTGGAGGTTTATTTTTGTATGTCTCTATCACTGGCGCTAAGTCATGGCGGCTCAAGTACCGCATTAACGGGAAAGAGAAGCTATTAACGATTGGACTGTTCCCTGCAACTACCCTGGCCGACGCCCGACAAAAAAGAGATGAAGCTAAATCACTGCTTGCTGATGGTGTGGATCCATCTCAAGACAAGAAAGCAAAAAAAGTTTCTCAGCGCATCTCTGCCGAAAATACTTTTGAGGCGATTGCGAAAGAATGGCATTCATCAAAAATGAAAGTATGGACGCCAGACTACAGCGATTTAGTGATGTCTATGTTCGTTCGTGACGTTTTCCCTTTCATCGGGCATATGCCAATAAAAGACGTAAAGCCTTTAATGCTTTTGGATGTTCTCAGAAAAATTGAAGGGCGCGGCGCTATGGAGATGGCGAGGAAAACAAGGCGTCGGTGCGGGGAGGTGTTTAAATACGCAATTGTTACAGGACGAGCTGAATATAACCCGGCACCGGATCTAACCGTGGCAATGACACCGCCGAATAGCACCCATTATCCATTCCTAACAGAAGCTGAAGTGCCAGACTTCATTGTGGCACTAAACTCATACTTTGGCAGCGTGATAGCCAAGGCAGCTACTCAAATATTAATGCTGACCGGGTTGCGAACTAAAGAGTTGCGCCATGCTAAGTGGAGTGATGTTGATCTGGATGCTGCTATATGGACTATCCCAATTGAAGTAATGAAAAAGCGCCGCCTGCATATAGTCCCGCTATCCAGCCAGGTGATTAATTTATTCAAGCAATTGCAACCAGTAACTGGGCACTTTGAATTAGTATTCCCTGGGCGAAATGACCGAACAAAGCCTATAAGTGAAAATACCGTGCTTGGAGTGATCCGAAGAGTTGGCTATGAGGGCAGGACGTGCGGTCATGGATTTAGGCACCAAATGAGTTCAATACTCAATGAACATGGCTTCGAGGGTGACTGGGTAGAGCGTCAACTTGCTCATCTTGATAAAAGTAAAATCAGAGGCGTATATAACCACGCTCAATACATTGATGACAGAAAACGCATGATGCAATGGTATGCAGACTATCTTGACTCAATGATCAACAAGTAGAAACAAGCGGCGTCATGCAGCGCCGCCACCTCATTCGGCATCCCTGCCCACCCACTCACTCAATACTATCCTGCCGCTTTAACCGGATACGGTCTGCTAATTTGTGGCCTAGCTTTACTGAGGGCTTTTCGATCAAGTTGTAAGTGATGTATGACATTGCGAATGTAAGAATGAATAAAATGATGAACAATGTAAAACCGCCATTATTCTTATATATACCAAAGTCTCTTAGATATATCCCGCCAAGTTTTTTTACAACCATATGATTTATATACAAAGAGTATGACATTTCGCCCATCAAAACCCAAAACCGACTAAACGTCATGTTGTTTGTTTTAGAAAGTAAAGCCATTGAACCGACTAGCAAAAACGAATAAAAACCCCATCGTTCTATGCCGCCGCCCCGATTATAGCCTGACACTATTAACGATACTGAAACGCAAAGTATGCAGACAAGAGCAACATGAACTAGTTTATTTTTAAGGAAATCATCTTTTATATGAATAAAAATTTCCGCTATTATCATTCCATAAATAAAATCATATATAATCGGATTGGATAAAAACGTAAAGTTTCTTATAAACGACTCTCCTGCCACATCTCGTGTTATCGGGTCAATTTGAAGCGCACCACGAAAGTAAAGTTGAGATATCGAGCAGGCAGAAATCATTATTGCTATCGCAATGGCAGTTCTATATTTGTGACTTATTGAAATGGCAATTCCAAACAAGGCATAAAATAGTATTTCATAAGTCAACGTCCAAGCCGGTAGGTTAATGTTATACCCATACCACGGCCCGATAGAATTATAGTCATTCGGTATCAAAAGGTAGCTCTTGATAATGTTAGATGTTGTTGTGTCTAAAGTTGTATTTAGGATTATTGATATTGAAAGAACAATTATAAACAAGGGATATAGTCTAAAAAACCTTTTGATAGTAAACTCAAGAGGTGTATTTTTTTCTCTATTAATTGTGGAATATGTAATTATGAAACCACTGATAACGAAAAATATATCGACACCGACTTCACCAAGCCCGAACAGTCTGTTCCCGAGGTCTGCTTGTGCATAAACATCATTCAAATACTGTCTGAAATGAAACGCGATAACCAGCAAAACAGCGATGCCGCGAAGAAACTGTATAGATTCCAGTCTATTTGTTTTCACAAATTCTCTCTAAAACATAGATTTTCCATGTCAATATGTTACCTATTTGGTATTCATATTCATAGCCCCTTAACGGGGCTACTTAAGTGAAATCACTTAGTTATTAGCAGAGTCAGCCTATAGAGTATGCTGTAACCAGTTGCTGATATCCCTGTCTGGAAAGTTATCGATGATCCGTCAGCGGCCTTGGTTTTGATTCCTACCGCCGCCGATGAAGCTTGTCCCGAAGTGCTAACAATCACATGAGCCTCTGCTGACAGTATCCTCCAGCCCACTGGTGGTGTTATCGTAACGGTGCCATCAGCAGCGATAGCAGAAAGCGAATAGTCATATGCTACACAAACCCCTTTACCGGAATACTTATGACCAGTTCCACCGCCCGGAATGAATAGCGATTCGAGGTAGAAATCATTGATTACGTCAACGTTAGCCCAATTTGCTGGGGAAAGGTTTCTTATCGAACCTGTATACATCCTCGTATTTGCGAATAATGTTTTGCTATTTACGTCCTGATAACAAAGATATGCAGCATCAAATGGCGCACCGGAAAAATCACCATCTACATTTCTAATGGTACTTCTTCCCCTATTTACAGAATAATAAAGTGCGTTATTGCCAGCTGGCAGCGTAAATAACTGAGCCGCACCATTTAATAGTGACATAGAATACCACGGGCCATTTTTCCCTGTTGTATTAGAGATATTATGACTTTGTGCAAGAGAAATAGAGAAGTCTGTTGTTGATTGTGAGTTATAAATATGCGCACCTTGCCACGCTTCAATACCGATATTACCACCAATCCCTGTACTATCTATTGCTGTGATCGCAATAGCGGTTTCATTTGTACTGTCATAGTTAGCAAAACCTATAACCGCTCCCTCAATGAATCCATTGAATATTGAGTAATGGCAAGCTCGTAATACTAAACCAAACGGGCATGCATCTATTTTCACGTAGAAATCGAAAGAGGTATTTGTATTGCTCGGTGGAGTTAAATTTTCAGGTGTTATAGTTTTCGGATCTGCATAAAAAGCCTTGTGACACGAATCAATTACTAACTGCCCCTTACTGCCCCAGAACGAATATCCAAATACGCCATACTCCCCACCTTTAACAGCAACATCTAATTCTGCTCCATGGCCGTAGTTCATGTGCAAGCATATACGCTGTGAGCCTTTTGACGCAGATCGGTTTGGCAGTCCATAGGTTAGGCAATAACCTTTGAACATTATCCCACGTACAAATTCATCGGCGCTACCCGCTGCCCCTGCGTTTTGAACCCGGACAATACAATACTGCCCGAATGCCGGAAGCGTTGATTCAATATTTCGAGTGAAACGAGGACAGTCACCAGCATTATTGCTTGTAGCGAAACCGCTATCCCACTTACTTTTTATTGATAGCTCGAGATAATTTGAACCTAAGTGATAAATTGCAGTGCGTGGAGATTTCACAACAGCATAAAGCCTTGAGTATTTATCAGCCGCCTGACACGCCGCCCAGTCAATCGTCTGGCTCAGTGAAGTAACATGCGGATACACTGCTTGCGCTGCTGCAAGAGTTGCGTATCGCTCAGATAGCGGGTGTACCGTGCCATCACCGATTGCGCCGAATTGCTCTGGCGTTACCCAGTTAATTGCCTGGCTTAAATTACCCTGCGGACTTGCAGTAACCTTGTTGATATTTACTATTGGGCCACCGGATGAAGATATAAGGTCTGATCTTAAAGATGCATCACCAATTCCTACCCACGCACCAATACCAATTCCCCCAGTAGTCTCTGGCGTTGAACCGGAAGGGACAACTTTAGGGAATGACCCATCCCAACGGTAATATTCACCATTCATTTGCCAGCGGAGAGCTTCGCTAGAATTAGTTAGCGTCGCTCCAATTTCAAATGAGTCCATGGTTGTCCAGCCAAACTCCTTAATAGCCCTTTCAACAATGTCCCTCATGCCTTCTATTGTTAGATGGTCTCGTCCTAGTCGGTCGGTATATTTCAGAAGAAATGAAGTGACGAACTCGTCAATTTTCCCGGCGTTAAACTTCAAATCAACAGCAGCCTCGCTCGGAACGGGATTTTGTGTCGGTATAGTGGCCATATTTTTTCCATAAAAAACCCAGCGCATTGGCTGGGTTGGGTGGGTGGGTGATATTTAGATAATAAAAAACCCCGCATTAGCGAGGCTCATTGAGTGGTGCTCTAGCCGTTTAGAAAATGAATTTTGCAAGCCCTAAGATAGCTAGCCCAGTACCGACAGTCCATGCGATCTGTTTGTTGATCGCCGAGGATATAGAGCTATTCATTTCGCTAAGGCTTGGCTTTTGAGATAGCTTATTATCGATATCGATTTGCTTCTGAAGAAGGACAGCAACATCGCGTGATGTATTGGCACAGGTGTCGCGCACCGAACTGATGTCGACTCTTGCCACTGCAAGGTTTGCTTTAATGTCTTCGACATTTGCCTCTAACTTTACAATCCTAACTTCAAGCATGCCACTACCCCCGTCGCCGCCGCCATGCTGAGGAAAATCACCAAATAATACCTTTTTGTCTTTAAGTCCATTATCCATCTTCGCCATTCCTTTGTTCTTCAATCCATTTTAGAACGGGCCAAACAGCTATATTGCTAGTGAATCCGCAATTACGGCAAATAAGGCGATAATGGTAGTTCATAAGAGATAGTCTTGGGCCATCGGTATCAACCTTCACATAACTGATGTAAGTAAACTTTCCGCTTTCATAGTTATCTATTTCAGTCTGTGGAATACCAATATTATCGCTATGGCACATTAGGCAGCTAACAACAGGAACTCCACGTTTATAGAGAAACTCAGACAGTAATTCAGGTGAAACTTTTGACAATCGATCATATAGCCTTTGATTTAGTTGCCTTTCCCTTTCATCCTCTGAATCTGACATTTTGCATACACTCGAAGAAATATTTACTCACAGATTAGCATAGAGGTGACACAAAACAACGCAAAACCCCGCGCTTGGCGGACTGTCGTTTTCTATGGGCTAGGTAATCACATACTCATATGTTTTATCGCTATATTCAGCGAGCGTTAATGATGTCGTGCCGTCTGAATTTGGTTTTTTCTCTGTAACAGTCCATAAAGTTGAATCCAGCTCTGTCAGCGTGGCGATGATGTACCTCGATGATGATTGTTTATTCTCACCATCCCAGATGTTTAGCGGGATGTCAGGAATGCTGGACGTAAACCCCATTGTTGTATCGTTACGGGGGTAGGCCCTGTATCGGTTACTTGCGTAGCCAGCATCGTCAGTGATGACGACATACATATCACCCTCAAATTTAATGTTTTCGTTTGTGTTAAACAGGTCGCCGCTTCGCTGAACGATATAACCGGCCTGCTGATTATCATCATAAGAGTCCGCCGCCTGTATCATCATGCCAACATACGTGTATTCCCCGTCCGCAAATACTTTACATCCCATCCTTATGCGCGAATGTATTAGCCTGTTCACTTCAAGAAGCGCCCTATCTCTCGCCTGATACTCATTCCGACACCCAAGTAGCTTAATCTTGACTGGCGATTCAGCCGCTTGCTCAACAATTCCGGTATCGGTGATCCGATAGCGAATAAAGGTTTTCTTATTTGTTGTCGGACTCACATACTCAAGTTCTACGCCGTCATTACCGCCTGGCATAGTCATGTCATAAGTGATGCTGTACTCGTCAGTGTGCATATTCGAACGGTTGAACGAGGCCATGGGGAAATCGACTTTCTGGTCACGAACAAATGAAAGTACTCCGTCATCAATAAAGGCTATGACACGGGCAGCGTCACAAATAGTCTGCACCCGGTCACCGAGTGAGATATCTTCATCGTCAAATGTGTAATCAAAATATCCCAGCCGAGAGTCCGGCAATGATGCAGCTATGGAATAAAGTTCATACAGGTCGATAGTTGACGTTGCCTGGCGACCGATAACCAGCCACGTATGCGCCACCGCATCGGCGAACGAGCGAGACGGGCGAAGCGTGTAATCAACGAGGCGTGTTGATAGGTTATAGGTGATAGTGTGCCGGTTAATGAGTGCGTTATACTTCCGTTGTCGCGCCCCTGTAGCCTGCTCAGTTGCCCTAACGATTACCCTGACAAGAGTGTCATTTGCATGAACTTCGTTGTTCCTGACGCGAACAGAGTGTATTTCAGCTAATTGCAATGAGTTGCTATCTGAGCTGTTATTCGTCCGGGTAACCTGTACGGCATATCGACCGTAACCAGCGCTTGGGATCAGCTTAATTGTTTGAAAGCGGAAATCCTGACCGCCAGAGTTATTCGATATGCTTCCACTATACGTTTGCGACGGGGCGATCTGCGCATTGTCATCATCAACCTTCCAGTAAACTACTGTATATGTGGCAGTGGCGTCATTGGCTTGCTGCGCTTGAAAGTGAACCCACAGTTGATTGCCGGGAATTGGTGCAAAATACGGCCCCATCGCAAGCGGCTGATTGTCATTGATGATTAACTTAGTGCTGTTCACCGTCGCCGTGGTTGGCGTGGTGTTCGCATCTGCACCCGTCAGATTTTTAAAATAGAATGTGTAGAAATACTGCGGTGAAATAATTGCGCCATCATCCGTTAATGTTGCCTGGAATAAGTCGGCAGTTATTTCCACATCTCTTGTCACATTGCCGCTTGCGGTGCCGTAAGTGACATTAATAACAAATGTCACAGCGCGAGGTTTCGTTATATCGTAGAAATAATCAAACTCCGCCTGCTTCTTGATCCTGACCGATATCTGCCCGCCAGCATAAACTCCGTCAATGACATTCGTGGAGGTTGCCGTGTATGCCGGAAATGATTCACTTTCATTCGGGCCGGGTATTTCTTGCCCGTCTACATCATCAAACTCGAAGCCTTCATTAATAACCGGAATAACCGTACCAGGTGGAAATATCTGATAACTGGCCCCGGCCAGCGCGGTGAGATTTGATTCAGAGTATCGAACACTGGTTACCGTGTAGCTTCCAAGGCCGAAATTCATCCATTCCGTGACGTATTTGATGTTGTCGATGAACTCAAACATGGACTCTTGGATGAGGTCAGGGTAGGAGCGAACCTGCCCGTAAACATCGGGCCTTGCCTGGTACGTTCGCGCAACGTTTGTCTGCCCGGTCAACTTATTGTTCGGTGAGTCTTTGGTGTTACTCTCTGCAACAGAGAACGAAGCACCCCCGTTACCCATTCCCAACCATGAAAATACTTTGGTAACCAGCTTAAACACCGGTTTAAGAATGTCGCCAATAAATCCCTTTGGCTGGTCAAATATCTGAATCCGATGACTTTCAAGTAATGGAAATGACAACTCATCATCTTCTGATAACTTTCGTCCATTAATGACAATATCGACATCGCTATGAAAGTCCTGGGCATCAAACCACTCGAAGAAGTCAGTGCCGCTATCAACAGTAACTCGTTCTTTAGGCGAGCCGGGTACTCGCTGGATCTCTATTTGCGGCATATTCAAAGAACTCCAGTCTGGTAAATGTTTTTTCGATAATTCGAAGCCGATCCATTCTCACAGCCCCGTTCTCACCTCGGCTATGAAGCGCTTGCCCGTCGATGATTAACCCCACATGTTCTGGACGCTTTCCGACATATCCAACAAAGATGCCGTCATTCACAGGCAGGCTCACCTTTCGCCAGTAAACAACCTCCTCTTTGAAGCAAGTCAGAAATTCGCTTTTTGACTCGTAGCCATTCTTGCTGTGTATTTCTCTGCCGAGGACGTGTCGGTAATACAACACAACCAAGCCCCAGCAGTCACAACACTCAAAATCACAGGCGCGGTTAGCCCACGGAATGCCTATCATCCGTTTAATAAATTCTGTTTTGTTCATAATCAGCCGTTGATTAGGCCCGGCCATTCGGCGGGGTCATACCTGAATGCCACGTTTCTATTGAGAGAGTTTGTCATTGAAAGGGAGACGTTGACGTCGAGCGCATCAAGGGAGCAATCGGACACATATAATTGCCAGCTCTTTAATTCCGTTGTTACATCAGCAGAATCAAACACACGATAAACAACCGTAATCGGGTCAATTCGGCTGTAGTTGCGCCACAACTTAAGCTGTTGCTTAAAGTCCTGCGCCAGTCTGCTGAATTTAAGTGTTGAGTCGATTATCGGCGTACTACTTTGCTGGCTTTCCGTCAGTTCGAACCGGCAGGGTTGATATTCATTTCCACCCAAGACTTTAGGAAAGATTTGATTATTCACCAGCCGGATTATTCCAAAGGAAACATGATTGAATTCGATTGCTTCAAATATGATGCGGTTCGGTCTTTGCGCCCTTATTTCGCGCAATGTTGGCATTATTCACTCCGGGGTAATGTTTCGGTTACGATGATATCGAGCCAGCTACTCCACGGTGCTGGTAGCTCAATCAGGATGTCGTCAAATTCATCATCCGCGTTAAACATGCCTCTTGTGATGACAGTCCCCGCCCATGTGATGATATTTCCGTTCATGTTCATCTGCGGGTAGGCGGTAAAATGCAGTTCCTGCATTTGCACTTCAACTCCACCCAGGTTAATTGGCATTCTGAACCAGCGATTACACCCGTCGAGATACTTGGGGCTTCTTAGCCACTGAGTGAACGCTCTGTTCTGTTCAATGGTTAATATCCAATTGACACTCCATGTCGTTTTGAGGTCATCGGTTAATTTCTGGAATATTGGCGCACCGACTTGGGGCTGGTCAGTCCGGAAACCCGTATCGGTTACCTGGTTCTTATTCGCTTTCTGCGCCAGCGGAAACCAGTCAGGATAATCAACAATCAATTTGTCGCCCTCCGGGGTGCGTTGTGGAACGTTGATATAGCCTGACCGACTGGCCCACCTTGCGAGATGTCATAGACAATAGCCTGAATGGTCACCCCGCCTTTACCATCCGACTGAGCTTGCGCATCAACAGTGGCTCCAGATGAGTAATTTTCAAAGTTCATGGTGACGTTTATCTGCCCACTGCCGCCATTCATGTCCTTATTGCTGACAACAGACCCATTATCACCGGGGATCATGTACTGCTTGCCATTGGATGCCTGGTATATCTCTGGAAGTCCACCTTCACCAACTTGATACATTGAACCGGCTGATACCGGGCCGCCGTTCTTGCGCTTGCCTGATAGCGCCATGATGCCAGCCATCGCACCAAGCCCGATTGCCACCGCACCGCCGAATGACGCAACTGACGTCATTATTGCAGCCGGAGTCCATGCTGCCGTTGTGGCCACAGCCGCCGTTGTGCTGGCTGCAGTTTGCACACCGATACCGGCAACCTGTGCTGTAGTAGTGGCAGCTATTGCCGTCTGCTGTGCTGTCGCCCCCATAATTGCCGACTTAGCCCAGTCAACACCCATTTGAACAAATGTATTTATTACGCTATTTAGAACTGTCCTACCGATTGAGCGCAAAGCATCTTCGGCGCTCATGCTCTGCGTTATTATCCCAGTTAGCGCATTAGAGGCGTTACCTGCGAAGCTATCAAAAGCAGCGGCTGCAACTTCACTACCTGTACTCTGCTGCCTCCAGATATCCCATTGAGCATCTAGCCGAGCTTGTTCGTATTGGGTATTCGCGGCATTCATCAACGCAAGCCCTTGCTGCTCAGTTATCACCTTTTGCTGAGTGAATTGCTGAATGAGGGCCAATTTACGAGTATTTTCATTTGCCAGCGCTTGAACTGGATCAACTTGCGCGGCCAGTTCTTGTTGTGGGGTTACAGATTTAGCCGCAGATGCTTCCGCTATCGATTTTGAATAGTCAGCGGCAATTTGCACTCTACGCTGCTGTGACTGTTCGAAAGATATGTCACCTGCCGCAAGCTGTCGGTCTAGCTGTGATAAATCTAACTTACGTTGCTGCTCAGCTTTGGCAACACTATCAGCATCAATTGCAGCCTTTTTATCAGCCATGCGCTGTTGAATATCAAATATCTGACCGGCTTGTTGCATTGCCTGCTGGGTCTGCTGCTGAGAAGCTCCAGCGCCCAGGTCTTGAACAGCGGCAAGCTGTGCAGATTCACGATTTAGTCCTTTTGTTTTTAGCTCAGCAACAGCCATTTCATTGCTTAAATCTTGCAATGATTTAACCCGGCGTTTCTCTGCTGCTTCGGCGGCAGTTTCTTCCTTCGCCGCCGCTGCCGTTTCCTTTTTAGTATTCTTTTTGGCTTCACTTAAATTGTATTCTTCAACAGCCAAATCCTGAGTTCGCTGAATTGCCCGATCATCGGTCTCTCCAGCATCTTCAGCAGCGTATTGCGCTTGCAGTTTGGCCTTTTCTACCCCCTCCGCCTTCGCTAAAGCAACTCGGCGTTCAGCTGCTTTAATCAGAACTTTCGACTTATCACTTAATGGTTTCATTAAGTTAACTTGCCCGTTATAACCAGCAACGGCGTCAGCAGATAAACTAAATGCATGTGCAACAGCATTCTGAACGCCAGCAAGCATCCCACCACGGCCAATCGCGGAGTCTGTAGCTGTAATATTATTTTGCATTGTGACTAGATATTGCTGAGTGATAATATCCAGGTTCTTTTGAGTACCGGATAACCGCCCCTTGGCGTTTTCAAGTTCTGCCGATTTTATTGCTACAGCATTTTCAGCTTCAGCAACTCGTCTTAATACTTTTGAATATTCTTCAGTCCCTGTATCTCCAATAGCATCAAGCGCGTTTCTACGCGCCAATTGCACTGATAACGAATCGTTCAGCTTTTTCAGCTCACTATCTAGATCACTGACAGCGTCTTTCTGTGTTTCTATTGATTTAGCAGCCTCAGCCATAGTGCCGCGCAATTGCGTAGCACTCATCTGATTCATCTTTTCAATAACACCATCTAATGAATTGGCAAATTTAACCGCTTCTGCTTTCGCTTCTTCTGTTTTTTGATACCAGTAGTAGATAGCTGCTGCCGCAAGCATTATGACGCCGCCTGGGCCACCCAATAGTGAATAAACGGAACTAAGTGCACTAATGGCTACTTGTTTAGCTCTGGCTGCTAAAGTTGCCGCAGCGGTGGCTAGTGTGAATCTTTCTGTAGCAACCACAACCGCATTTGTCGTTACCGCCTGCTTAGCCTCCGCTGTAGATGCCGCCGTTGCCGCCGCAGCCCTATTGGCCTGCGCTGCCGTTAATGCATCATCAGCCACGATCAACCGATCAACAGCACCTTGCCTTTTAGCGTCCAGTGCCATTTGTTCGGCGGCTAATTTTGCCTCTAACACCCCGCGAGACTTAATTGATGCCTGTAAATAATCTTCTGCAACAGCCCTTGCTTCTGCCGTTGTAGCTGACTTGATATTCGCTCTTGAACTGGCCTCGACAGATTTGACGTACTCAATCTCTGTCATAGTTTGTGCAATGGTTTTTTCACTGAGCAAAATGGCGGCATTGCCACGCTCAACAGCCGTTTCCATTGCTGTAACGTTGGCTTTGGCGGTGGCAACGGCAGCATCAGCAGCAGCTAAATCACTCTTGGCCTTTGCTGATACTGATGCTGTGGCCTTATCCTCTGCATTGGCTCTAAAAAGCACATCTTTAGCGAGGTCCAGCTCAGATATTGCCGCTTTTGAATTAGCCGCAACTTTCTCAATGACAGCCTTTGATGAATTGCCAATTGAATTTAAATACTTACCCAACATAACTGATGCAGCGGATCCAAGAGCAACAGTGACAGCATCTAAATTTTCACTCAATGTCACAAGGACACCGTTGAATACTGATACGGACGATTTAACTGTCGCTGATTCACCAACAAACTTGGTGACGTTGTTGGTTGCAATCTGCATTGATTGCCCGATTGTTGCTGTTGTCTTGGCGAACTCAGCCTCTATTGTCGGGGCCATCTGCTTAAATGCGGTGATCAGAACATCAGTTGTTAACTTACCCTCTGCCGCCATCGCACGTAACTGTCCAGTCCCGACACCAAGCGAATCTGCAAGCCCTTTCATTAATGCCGGGGCTTGTTCGCTCATCGAGTTAAATTCCTGCCCACGCAACACGCCGGAGGCTAGCGCTTGCGATAACTGAACCAATGCACCTGCCGATTCTGAGGCTGTAGCGCCAGAGATTGTCATTGCTTTTGATATTGTCGTTGTAATATCACCCAACTCAGAACCGCTCATGCCAGTGCTTCTCATTGCGCGTTCTAAGCGAGAATAAAGGGTTGCGATGCTATCAAGGCTTGAGCGGCTATTCTGGGCAATATCGAAAACACGTTGATTAACCTCAGCAAGGGTCTCACCTGTTTTTATTGCGTTAACCAGCTTGTTATTGAGTACCGTCCATGACTCTGCGTAATCAGCAATCGCCTTGACTGATAAGGCAGTGGTTAGTGCACCTGCTACTTTGCTTAACGAAAACATGGACTTTTCAGCGCGATCAACAGACTTAGCCGTTGCATCGAACTTGCCTTCCATCTGGTCTAGTTGACTATTAACTTTTTGTTGAGATGAGAGCAACTTACCCATCTCCATATCCACTTCGAATACAATGCCGCCCATATCCTTTTCATTAGACATTCTTCGCTAGCCTCGCCTTTTCTTCTGCAATTAAACGCTCCTGGAGGCGATCATCTGCATCCATGATTTCATCGTATTCTTCGCGGGTGAACCCCTTCTCTTCTGGGTATTTAGCCTTGAGCAGCAACTGAAACTCGGTCATTGTTAACTGTTCGGCTTCGGCGCGGGACATACTGAAGTGAATTCTTGCTGAGTTGATGTAATCCATTGCATTAAATTCAGTGCCGTATTCGTTCTTGCCTTCATTTTTTTGCAGCTTTCTTATTTTGGCTTTACCGATTACACCATGTTCAATTAATTCTCTCGCAATGGTAATTACTGTTTCTTTTGAAACTTTTCCGGGGCGGTAAACAATACAATTTCTCCATCCTTTAAACTCACCGACAAGTGCCGATACCGAATTATCACAACAAGCTTCGATAACCCTTATAGCGGCAGCGAGAATGTGCTCTGAGCATTGTTTGATAGCCTTGTTTGGCATTAGTGATGTTGGCAGGTTGGCATTTATTACCGGCGTCAAAACCTGATTTAATTCAGACCCATTCAGCACTGCATATATTTCGACAATCTCAGTCGCTGCACCTATTTTGGTCATGTTCTTTAATGATGGGCGGAAGAAATAATCTTGCTGACTCACAGTGTCAGACAGGAGCATTTCTCCAATATCAAGCATCGGTGTCATGATGAACCCTGAGATTTAGATAATAAAAAACCCACTCGAAGGTGGGCGATATACAGGTAATAAAAAACCCGCATTTTGCGGGTTATTATATTTCTCTACTTAACTTTGTGATTGCAGCTATCTTAGTTTTTGGGTGGCTTCAGTGCATATGTTAGGGATACCCATGCGATACTGTCGTTGCCTTCCTGCCTCTGAATATTTAATGTAGCAACCACTAATCCATTTCTAAGCTCTACCGCAAAATTGTTTTCAATCTTTCTCTCATTACCAGGTATTAAGGATGACTCATGAACCTTTTCCCTCGGTGTGCTATTTTTTCCTTCAAATCCAGATCCAATATTTGACAATACATAGTTATATGTCGCAGCCGCGATTTTAGCGTCCGATTCAAGAGATAAATTCATTTCTCTGGATCTTCCCTCAACTGCAATTAAGCCAAAATCTCTATCAATATAAGCAAGGTAGTAATTCAAGAGGTCTTGTTTTACAGGTGATTCTCTTAATAGGATCTGAGTTATCCCATTGTCCTTAGATAACTCTAAATAACCATTAAGATGCATGGCTTTTATAGCCGACGAAGACTGCCCCCATTCAAAGCCGAATGGTTTCTCTGTTTTCTTTTCGCAACCAGCCAGCGCAAGGCATAATGAAATAATTAGGATCAGCTTCCGCACACCACCACCTCTCATCATTAAAAGTAAGCAAATGCTAACAGATATGGAGTGCAAAACAACGCAAAAACCCACAGCTAAGTGGGTTGGGTTTTGTGTGATGCTGAATTAATTGTTAGTTAATGGTTATCTCGGCCTTTTTGCCACGGAAAATAACCTTTTTGTTTTTGGCCCGAATACAGGCGTCGGATATTGCTTTCATCCCATATTCAACATTTGCGATATGTTTGCGCATCGCAACGATTTCAGCTTTCGGAGCTGAAACATCATAACCAGCCATCTCCATGATATTAATAAGCTGTATCGCAGCAGATGTGTCGCTATCGCCGCACAACATATCAATCGTCACATTAAGGGACGGAGTGAAACAAATAAGATCTTGTTTCATTTTGGCTATGTTCTCTCGGTTACCGTATTTAACCGCTGGGTTATTATCGAACCACCACTGGATAGGTAGGCTAATTTCCAACTTCGGAACTGGTAACGCCTCCTGCTTGCCGAGGAACTCACCTTCAATAGGAACTCGCGCAGCCAGAGACAGAGCGTCGGTAAACTGGTCTTCACTAATTTCTTTGTAGCTGCAACCAAAGTGAGTTTTCAGCGCCGACCACATAGTGATTATGGCCTTGGCTTGATTCTCTTTTGGTAGAGCCTTGCCGCGATTCATTACTAACTGTTTGACCGCTTCCTGCTGTTCGATGGTGATTTTACCGGGCAATGCTTTCTTGGTGGCTTTACGTGGGTTAACAACTAAACCTTTAGTCCAGTATTCGTAAAGCACATCATCACATTCTTCTTGGTACTGAATCACTTTGTCGCGGATTTCAGGTTTAACCTTGTTAGGGCTAATGGTCTGGAGCCAGCCGTTGAGTTTGCGTAGTGCCAAACAAGTAACATCACGCTGCTGATCGTCCCCCGGAAGCTGCATTGTGATTTTCACAACGCAGGTTTTAAAGCGGTTTTTCAGCTTTGTAAACTGAGAGGCCCAATCCATACCCATGCCATCAATGATTGGTTTCATTGGTGCATACGGTTCGCCGTTATGGTTCACGACATACAGATTCGCTCCGTGGAATGGCACATTGATAGTGGAGATCTGAGTTGCTATACTAGTCATTGTTAGTTTCTCGCAAGTTGCTGACAAATTTGAGGCCCTAGCTGTTCCACCAGTTGGGGCTTCGTTCATTCTGGGCACTTAACACCCTGTCGCTCTGCATACTCCCTCATTGCCCGAACCGCTTCCTTGCTAAACGACCGATCTGAGTTCTTGGCTAGCCCTTCCATGGCTTTTTCAAGCCATTCAGGCATCCTTAACGTTTTAACTTTCATCATCACTCCTTTGTATGTGGTACGCATACATATTAATGCATACGCATTGATAGTCAATAGGTACGCATGTACTATTTCAATATGCGTAGCGCCATCAGTTAATCGGCGAAGGAGTTATGATGTCAGAGCGTAGATACCGGCACCCTCAAGTCAACTTGCGATTACCTGAGGAATTAAAAGAGAAAGTAGCAAAGCTTGCAGAGGCCAATGGCAGATCATCAAATGCAGAAATGGTGATGGCTATTGAGGCCTGGGTAAATGCCATGGGCGAGCCACCAAAACCCATAATGGACGAGTTGAAAGAAAGGCTTGAGGCACTAGAACTTCGAGTTCAAGAACAATTGAAACGCGCGATCTAGAGCGATAACTAGCCAACAAAAAGCCCACCTGAGTGGGCTAGAATGCAAAAACCCGCCGTAGCGAGCCTGTAAAGTAGTTTATACGGTTATTTAGGATGTAATTCTTTGAGGACATTGCTTAGTGAATATATTATTTTGTCGAAATTCTTTTGATGCTTGTGAGATCCTGCGACGCTAGCCCCAAATTTCAATGATGAATCCATAGCTACAACACTTGACTCATCGTCTATCTTATTTACTGAAATGGATACATTCTCCCCCCAAGAAAACAGAGACATTCCAACACTAACGGTTGCCCTGCGGAGAGACCTGTCGCTTTCTTTTATGCTCATACCTACGTTTTCAACGGCTTTTTCTAAAACGTCAAAAACAAAATCAGCATTATAAGGAAACTGTTGTTGTGTCGACTGACTTGCAAACCCCATAACCCCTCCTCATGCAAGTTGCATAAGAAACCATCATTAAAAGTAAGCAAATGCTAACAGATATGGAATGCAAAACAACGCAAAAACCCACAGTTAAGTGGGTTGGGTTTAAAATTTTAATAGTAACTATAGATATAGGTTGTCGCGTGAAATTATATTTACTATGTGATGACAAGCTTTAGGATTAAAGCTTCTTCCCCATTCTTCAATTTGTTCAATTGTAAGCGTTTGGCAACTCCAAGGGATTACACCACTATGTCCAATGCCGCCTTTCCCAAGAGTATCGATAAAGGCGTTGGACTGAATATCATAAATCCTAACCTCGGCAATGCTAACTATGCTGCTAGCCCATAATGACCCGCCGGCTAGGCTTTGCATGTTGTCACAGACCAGATACTCATGCTTGTCAGTTAGCATTCTATAAATATGGCTAGCGAGTCCTGCCCCACGAAAATCATTATCTATTACTGCGCTTTTTATTTGTTTTGCGGTGAGAACTCTTCCATCATTTTCAGTGAAATTAAAATCTTTATAAGCGATTCTACCAATTAGAGTGGTAGTCAACTCATCTTCCATATCCTGCTCTAGAAGAGTATTCACTAAGTCTTGCTGGGGTATATTCTGATCATCTAACTCACTACCATACTCAATATAGAAATCTTGAGTTGTGCAGCCAAGGCAGTAAACATCGAGGTAGTAATGATAATCACCACCTGTAACTAAATACTCATCAGCACGGAATAATCCTGCTTCCCGAGTAAAAAAGTGAAAAGTCTCAAGGTGCTCTTTAGTCCCAATCGGGGCTATCCTCAAGTCTTTGTTGTACGTGGCAATTAGATCGGGAGGCATTTATATACCTTTTAATGAAGATTACTGCTCCATTGATTCTTCATGTACATCGCAATGGCAGTCTCAATTCTATCAATTAGGCGATTATCAACCAACATCGGGTACTGGTCTGATGGTTTTACGATATAACGAATTTTTTCGTTGGACATGGCAATCTCAGCGAACGGTATAACTTCACCATCATCATGAGTATTGTTAAGAGTAACAATAAAAAGCTGCCGATTAGGAGATACACGATCGCACAGTCTTCTTACGAAGAATTCATTCAGTGTGTCGTCGTCAACAAAAGAACTCACGACCTGAGTACGATTTTTAATCGTCTGGATCGACCTTCTGGCTAATGTTCTCATGTCCCCTCCAATGCAGCAAACCTCGCCACGCCTAAGTGCAAAAAGCCACCGAAACTATAGTCTCCAGTGGCTACTCGTGGAAATATAACCACGGTTGTTGACAAAGAGTGTATAGCTCAAGCTATATCTAATCAACTTTATGTTGCTTTCTTATGCTGTTTATAGCTCGATACCGAACCGTGGAAAGGTGTAAATTAAGCGCATACAGATACACGCTTAAAGGTATCGACTCACCAAACGCCGCACAGCTCGTTTAAATGGCTATCAATTTTGCATTTTATTTTGTGCTGTTTTTTGGCCCCACAACGGCTTCTGTTAACTTTAACACATCTTGCGGCCTTAAAATCTCCGCACGACTGCGCCACCATCATCAAGAGCACCGATAAGATGCTCTTTGTGATAATTACGCGGTGATAGTGATATTGCTCGTTCCGGTTTTAGCGCCATCATTCGTAGTGAATGTAATTGTCGCTGTACCGACTGCAACGCGGGTGACCAATCCAGTTGAGCTAACCGTCGCCTTAGTAGCATCAGAACTTGTCCACACGCCGGTTTTGTCGGTAGCGTCAGCAGGCAGGACAGTCGCGGTAAGTTGAACTGTTGCAGCGACCGCGCCGGTACTGGTTGCCGGAGCTACAGTTACGCTAGCAACCGGAATCGCCGAACCATCAACAAAAGTGACAGAATCAGCATCAGCAACTTTCCACTCACCGGAGTAAGTAGCGAAGTCAGAAGAGCCAAAGTCTGAGCTCCACGACGTGGTATTAAAGTAACCCTGAATATAAGTACCATCATCCACGCCAAGGAAATCAAAGCGAACCCAAATCCCCGGCTGTCGCCCTGCCTGCACCTCAGTGAATAGGTATTTAGACATATTTACAGGGCCAATCTCGGTTGCTTTAGCCCGTTTACGCCACTCACCCTCACCTGAGATAGTCAAATCCATATTAGTGACCAGGTTCTCAACTAGCCCCTTAGAATCATCTGCATCTGAAGAGATGGTATTCATTGAGTAGTCGAGGCCCTTGGTAGTCAGCGCACCCATGCGCTTCCAATCAGCCGCTAATGGTGGTGTTTCCGGGCAACCAAACGCCATCCGTAAAACGGCGACGCGACCAACCAGCTTGCCGTAATCATTTTGGCAACCTTGCATATTTTTTACCTCTATTAGTTCGGCTTAGTCGCCGTATTTAATTGCGAATTGAAGTCTGTAAACCAGACGTCCTTCAGTGGTGGTAACGGGAGATGGGATACTGCCGAGGTTTTCAATGTAGCCAATACAATCATTTGGATTCGGATTGGCCTGAACGTGCGTGATTATTGCCTGTGCTGCGTTATCCGCTGCTTCATCCTCATTAACCGCACCAATTACATCAACCAGGACGTAATACTCACTGCCAAGGTCGTTACGAATTGAGCTGCCACCGTTAGGCCGGAAAACAATGAACTGCTCGTCCAACTTGCCAGTATCCCGCCATTTGAGCATTTGAGTGGTGAAAGCAGTAGTTAACCCAGAATCGACAAAGTAATCGCGAACACGCCGGTGCATTGATGGAGTCATAGTTTCATTTCCTCCATAATTGCCTTTTCAATGGCTTGTTTACTATCCGCGAAACCTTTCGTAAGAAACTCTTTCTCAGCCATTGGCCTGCGGAATACCTGTTTAACGTCGGGGTCATGGACATATATCGCGTAATTAGCCGAATAGCCCACACGCCCGGTCAGCCTAGTGCCATTCGCGCTGATGTCACGAAACTGAGAATTGATAAGGGTTGATGTATCGATGGGGGTGTAGAGCGCGGCCTGTAACGCGCCAATGATTAATGCCTTGGTGATTGCCCTGACAGCTTTCCGGCCCTGAATATCTCCTATCAGCCTATCCAGATTGGCCTTTGCCTCTCTGATGCCTTTAACCTTCGCGCCCATGTCAGACTCCCGTTATCAACGTATAGTCATCTTTAAGTCGCTCAAAAGAATCAGCATCCCTGATTATCTGCCTGATTTCATCAGCATCATTAGGTGGGGTTAATTCGGACGATGCTCCGATGCAAATCATGTCGCCTTTCTTTGCATCACTGTATTCAGTCCAAAATGTGTTTTTGATGACAAATTCTTGACCGACTGCATTAGCTGCCACCTTGGATGTGCCGCCATAATCACAGGCAATGACAACCGGGGCTGAGTAGATACGCTTTCCATAATCATCCATAGATAAAGGTGACCATATGGTCGCTTGTGCGGTCTGAATCCAATCAGAAAGACTGCTCATGATAGATAGTCCTCGTACTGGTCTGGGCAATCACCATCTGCGCACTTCTTGAATCGGCGAATGGTCACTCGCTTGATGTAAAGAGATCGGATGAAGTCACCATCATCAAGCACGATAAACTCTGGTGGAGATTGGTTGTTGAAAGAAAACCACTCAGAGAATCGAAATCTGTTTACTTCTGGCATTAGTGTTTCCGTATACACCTGATTACCCTCTCCTAAGTCATAGGTAATCTTAATTTCAAGTTTTGAGTATATGGTCATGCTGCGACTAACCATTTCAGCCTCCCACCACATCAAAAAAGCCAACCGATACGCCCACATCAATCGGTAGCGAACCAGTGCAGCCAGCCGTATCCAACGCCGCCAAACTGTTCCTCATCGTCTTGATGTCGCCGCCATAATCAAATGACCGCGACGCCCCCGAAGGCGCTGACTGTGACTTTATGCGCTGATTGAAAGCAGTAACCGCCATGAGGGTGACGGCATACATGTGAATCAGCATTAAATCGCATTCGTCGTAGCCAGCCGCCTCCAGGCACTGACTTATGCTTTCCAATTTGCAAAGGTAGGCGTCAATCATGAAATCAGGGATGGTGTAACCAAGCGCAGACAACTGCTGTTTAACCTGCGCGGCTGTTATCTGCGCCATTGTTACTTACCTTTTTTAGTTGCCGCTGCCAGTGCTGCTTCTGCTTCTTCGGCCCGCTTGGTTACTTCAGCGATCGCTTCGGCGTGTGCTGCTTCTGCTTCTTCGGCTGCCGTGGTGAGTTCATCAATTCGGCCCAATGCCTCATCAAGCTGGGTTTGCAGCTCATTTCCATTGCTAACTGGCACGGATGGCGTAGCCACTTCAAATACCAGCTTCTCACCTTTCTTCTCCGTGGACTTCTCAGCCTTGCCGCTTTCAATCCACTTCCCGGCAATCGCATCATCAACTTCGTAAGACTGTCCAACCTCCAATTTCTGGAAGTTGGCACCGGCGAAAAGGTTTGCTACTAAAACTTTTACAAGTGCCATGATTCTTCCTTAGCTGGATGCGTGGATGACAGAGAAGTGACCGTTGATGTCCTGCTTAACCATCAGTCCAGCAGCACCCCATGAGCGCCACACGTAGTCAGAGTTGTAGAACTGGCGAGGATCGGCAACTGTACCGAATGCCTGCCCAACGATGGGAGCGATGACACCGGCTTGCAGGGGAATAATCACGATTTCGTTGCCAGTTAGCTCAACATCTTCTTTGATGGCTGAGATGCCAGATAACTTCATGATTTCTTCCAGAACTGTACGGGTCGAATTCACATCAAAATACTGTTCCCAGTTAGAGATGATTTCGCTCGATACATACCAGGTCTGTTGTCCGTACTGTAAATTTTGAAGTTTGAGTACATCACGCAAGGCAATTGCACCGGCCCGCATTGCTTTAACATCCGTACTGGTCGCAAAGTTAACGGTCAGGTTTACCTGGGCGACTCGCTCGTCGTGACGTAAGCCTTTCCAAGTCTTACCATCGAAATTGATGTAGTTGCCCGCCGCGTCGCGGAAGCCTTCCCAGATGTAATCCACATACTGGCGACGAACATCTTTGATAGAGCCAGCCTGAGCATCAGACAAAGAAGCCAGGGCCGAGCCTTTGTTGAATACTGGATCACGCCAGTTGAACTTAAAACCGCTGTCATGGATAGGAACCATCGTGCCATCGAAGGTGTAGGACTTAGCATCAAGTGCCGCACCAATCTGTCCAGACATCGATGTGTGCGCCCAACCACGACCACCAGTGCGAGCGTACTCGTACACTGACTCTTCTAAGCGAACCGAGCGAGACAGAGGCATCAGGTCATTCAATAGCGTGAACTCGGTATTGGGTTCGAATTCAGACAAAACAGTCTGGTCGTATGCCTTGTAAAGTCGGCGGATGTCGTCGATAGCATTCACGGCTGACAGTTCCGGGGCATCTTCAGCATCACCGCGATGCTTGGTGCGGGCGATGAAGTCAGCTGCCGCTTGGGCGCTCGCATTTCGTGCTGAAACAAGCTTCTTAAACTGGGAAGAGTTAACTTCAAGGTTCCCGGTTTCAGTGGCTTTCTTAGTGGAAAATACAAACATTCGGTGCTCCTTACTTAATAACAACGCGCAGGAGCTGGCCTGCTGTCGCGATGGTGTATGAACGGTCTTCTTCAACGTATGCGCGGGTTGACTCGCCAGTTGCTTTTGCTTTGACGCGACCGTTCACGACCGATAGAGGCTGACCTTTAGTGTATGTGCCGGTTGCGGCAGGTACGTTGAAGAAAACGCCAGGTGTTGGATGCATCCCGACAACCCAATCACCGGCTGCAATGGTGTCATCCACCGTTTTGCAGCGCAGGTAGTCGTAGTTGGCGACATACAGGATTGCGTCTTCATTGCCATCAACCGAGGCGGTAAATTTCTTCGTAGTATTATCGAAGAAACCAACCGTGCCAGGCTGAGTTGCAGCCGCCGCCGCGCCTTCACGGTGCAGCTGTGGATTTGCGAAGATGCCCCCCGCGTGGATTACGTGCTTTCCATCTTTAGCCATTATTTACTCCGGCATTTCGCTAACTGATTGAGAGGAATTGGTCTGGCGGAAAGAGCTATTCAGACCGGTTGATGTTGCGCATTGAGCAAATAGCCCATCGAGAGCCGCGCCGTCTAAAGCGTTTACTGCGATATCTTCAAGGCCGAATTTGGCTTTAACTGCCTCTCGCTTTTCAGTCTTCTCCTTGTCGGAGTTAACGCTAAGACCGGTTTCGATGGTGTTAAGCTTTTCGGCAAATGGCTTGAACCATGCAGGAGCTTCTTCGTTATTAGTTGCGGTTTCCTTGGCCTTTTTGTCCGCGTCTTCTTTTTCTTTCTTCGCTTTCTCATCAGCGTCGGCTTTTTCTTTAGCTTTTGCGTCTTCAGCGATCACTTGGTTGTATGCATCCATCAGCTCAGCTTCGGTCTTACCCTCGACCTCTTTGCCTTTCGCTTTCAGCGCATTAGTGATGAGTTCTTTCATCGGTTTTGTTTCCTCTTTGACGTGCTTATTGTTGGCGCTGAAAAACGCCATGAATTGGTTAAAAATCTGCTTGATTGCGGGGTCTTGCGGGTCGGGCATTTCTGAATCGGCGATATTTGCTGTTTCGATTTCCTGCTCGTCTCCTTCGGCGTTAACGAAGATGCCAACACCCTCTTTCGGAGTTCCTGCGCCTGGCTGGTCGAGCAATATGGCCACGTGATCAAAATCCATATTGGTGACGATCTTCTCGTACCGTTTACCTTTGGATTCACCGTTAGCCGTGATTTCTTTGTATATCAGGCCGGTCGAAATGTGGACTGGCTCTACGTTCTTACCTGCCGCCATGTCATCCAATCGCTGGATGAGCCGTTTTCCGTTGTCGCTACCCTCGGCATAGCGCCGGTCAACGTACATGTCGCCTGATACCTTGCCACCGTCACGGTTAACGTTTTGCAGCCACGCTCCAACGTGGTAGTCATTAACCGCCTGGACATCCCGCGCCGAAATGTGCTTACCGTTTACCTTCGGGTGTCCGAATGGCATAGGGTTGCGTTCTAGCGACTTGTAGCTTTTTTCAATTTCAGCTGCCGGGTATAACTTCCGATTCATTACGATATCGTCAACGAGAGGCGTGACGCCACGAACCACGATGTGTGGTTTGCCGTTGATTGTCTCGGTAGTGATGTTTGAAGCGGAGTTGATGACCGACAGCACGTTTACGCAGATGCGTGACATGCTGTGTCCTCTTTTATTGATTTCGGGCAATAAAAAGGCCGTCTAAGCAGCCTTCTGTTTTTGTTGCTCCTGCCAGTCTTGTCGCTCTTTGGCTAACCTCTCAACCATTCCTTGGTTGACTATTTTACCGTTTTCGTCAAGAAGCGCAGGGACAGTCCCGCAGTAGCAGTGATACTTGTTGCCATTCTCGGCATAGAACGCTTCAACCTCTTCGGTCGTGTACGTCCTGCCGTGTCGTGACGCATGCCATGCGCGAGTCGTTGGCTTGAGCGCTGATAGCCACAGCACAGCAGTGTTCAGCCCAAGGCGCTCTTTCGCCCAGTCTGTTTCCTGCCACTGAGCCTTGCGTAACGCGCCGACCTGCTCGGTCTGAGCTATCCGCTTGGCGCTACTCATCGAGACATCAAGGCGCTTGCTGATGATCCCCGCCGTCTCGCGTGGATTCACGCCACGACCGATTGAGTCAGAAATGATATTGGCTAGGTCTGCCCTTGCGGCATCAGAGATGCCTTTCCAGTCGCTGTAGGTCGAGATGAAAGCGGCAGCGATTTGGTTCTGATAGGCAGGTGTTGATAGCAGCGCCGCCAGCGTGGTTTGCTGCGCGTAAATCTGAGACTGTACTGACAGATTGGTGAATGCGTTTAACGTGCCTCGCTGGTACTCATCTGAAATATACTGAAGCGACCAGATGTTCTGTCCATTACCCTCAAGAAGATAATCATCAAGGATTGTCTGTACACGCTCCAAAAGCGCGGCAAGCTGCTGTGCATTCATGTCATAGATGAATGTGCCAGCGTTCACCTGATAGAGGCTGGGAGGCTCTCCATCATCGTTATTGCAGGCCATTACCCCGCGCTGCGCATTACCTTCCCTCACCATGCCAGTAAGTCGCTCATCGAATAGCTGCTTTAAGGCGGTTTTAATGCCCAAGTAACGCTCTTCGATATCACGGTACATCTTGTTAACTTGGCGGTATGACTGCGTAGGGTCAGCTTTGTTGCGGGGTATTATTGGCGTCCCGATTCGGGTTGGAGCTGGAGCCATCATTCAGCGGATCCTTACCGACTGGCGGCGCGTTGGGGTCTGGTTCGGTGAGCTCTTTAATTGGCTCAAGCTCACCGGCTGCACGTATTTCATTAGCCTCAACTGCTGGGGTTCCGTATGCCTGTTGGGTCTTGTACGCGATTTCTGCAAGCTTGCCCATGTTATCGAGCTTCTCACTGTCGCCAGGTGCAAGTAAATCAGACCAATCGACGGTAATTTCATCAGTCTTAGGCTGAGGAATAATGCCAATATCACTCCAGCGCTGAACAATGGAGGTTATCACCGATGACATCCAGCTATTTCTCCGCTCGTTGCAAGCCGCCGCCCAGGCTTTATTATCTTCCGTGGAGGCTAAATTTCCGGTCTGCTTTCCAAACAATATGTTGAATGGGCAACGAATCGTCGAGGCATAACTGTTTGCAGAAACAGTCCACGATGGCGTTGGGTCAGCTGCCGCCACAGATAAAACTGATGCCTGTCCTGCTTGCATCACCAGAGCGGAGTCCGACCCCCTATTTAATCGCGTTATTTTGTCATCAAGAGCATCACCAAGGTCTTTATACCCCGCGGCTATGGCAGCTTTTTTAAGGCTTTCCATGTCTGTATCTTTGGTAAATTCAACTCCCAATTGACGGCTGGCGTTCTTCAGGAATCCCTCTGCGCTACCACCCTTAGTTTTCTCTATGTCCAACAGGTCATTAAACCCTGCTTCATTTAGAGGGATGCCAGAGAGCATATTGTCGTCCTCTGACCCCTCAGCAAGAATGATGACTCGGCTTGGATGAACCATAACGCTGCGGACATTGCCGTAAGTGCCATCATCGCCAACGGGTTGCTCATTGAACGTGTAGTCAACTGGCTGACCATACGTTGGAGACATAGTGTCTACATCATAATTATTGGGCTTAATCTGCGATTCCCATGCGGGGATAAGCTTAACTAACGCTGATTCACCCAAGGCTCTAACCAGTGCTGCATCAACCGGCTCAGACCAAGGCCGATTATCTTTAATTTGCAAGATGATTGCAGAGTAGTGACCGACCATGTTCCGGCGATCGGCGTCCTTTATTTTTGCCCAGTGTTTTTTGAGTAGCTTGGTTACCAGCTTCTCCCACTCGGTTTCTTTCTTCGACTTGTCAGCGAACGGACCTTCGATAATCACTGGCTTATCTACCCAGCACGAATCCAGCGTTTTATGCACACCCGCATAAGCGGCTGAATTTCGTCGATATGTCCTGTAAAGAATCTCGAAATTCACTGCGTCCGGATAGCCGAATTCATCCCAAAGCTTTGTTCGCTTAGTGTTTCCATTAAATTGTCCGGCATATAGAGCCCTTTGCCGACCTACCCGCGCCACATCAGCGAGGGCATTCACAAGGAATTGAACCTCGTTATTATTTTCACTCACTGAGTGCTCCTTAGAAGAATACAGCGCCGACTTGTTCTTTGGGCTTGATGTAACCATCAAGCCCATAACGAATACCATCAAAGCAGTGGTTGTTCTTATCCTCGATCACCGGCAACACTTCGCCAGTAGTCCGGTCTGTCTTGTACGAATATAGCCGGGCTTCTTTTGCCGTTTCTTTGCATCGGGGATGAATTATGATCTGCTTGAAGCCACGTAGGCAGGTTATGCCGTCTTCAACACTGCCCGGCCACTTCTGAGCAGAGGAGATATTGAACCCCTGAGCCTTGATATGACTTATTGTTTCTGGTCTTGAGTTGTCGGCCTTAATCGGCCACTTACGGGCCTGTGGTATGCCTGGGAATTTAGCCTCATCTGTAACTTTCCATTCTTCCATTTGCTTAGGCTTGGCATCTTCTTTCCCAGCGTAGAATTTCCACATGTCGTCCAGTTCGACGTGGTTACCGTAAGCCTCATATTCGATGTATAAAATGCTATCGAGAATAAACATACGAATAAGCGTGCTCGGGTCTTTCGCAAAACCGAAATCTGCACCAAATAACAGTCTTTCTGACTTCTCCCACAAGTCATCAGGGAAGCTTTGGACGACATATTTGTTAGCCAGAACCTGCTTATCAGAGTTTTCTAGATAAGCACCTTCCCAAATCCATGCGTAATCCGCATAGTCCATGCTGGCGAGGTCATCCTGTCGCTCTTCTTCTAGCACATCAGGGAACCATGGGTTATCGCCATAGTTCATCTCGACAATCATTGAGTTTTTCGGAGGGGTTTTCCTGAATCGCTTATCAGTGGCGCTGCCGTCTTTCTCTGGGTTCCATGTTACCCATATCTCTGACCCAGCTTCGCGAACGGTGGGCCTAAGTTTCTTCCATGCGATATCAGAAACAGATTCGGCTTCATCCACCCATGCAACCAAAATCCGGGCCTTCGATTTAATGCTGTCAAGGTTGTGCCGTAAGCCGCAAAACACATAACTCACATTTCGGTTTTTAGTCCGAATGTACTTCTCACCAATATCGAAATAATCATCAAGCCATGGAACAGAACGAATAGCCTGTTTCACTTCCTGCATGGATGACTCTTCAAGAGAGTTCATATATTCACGGGCGCAGAGTATTACACCACTTAATCCCTGCTCTGCTGCCTGATACGCTTTCACTGCGCTCATCAATGCGAATGTGCGCGTCTTGGCAGAACCGCGTCCGCCATAAGCGCCACGGTAACGGACGCCTTCAGTTGCAAATACAGGGACTAGCTTGGCGGGGATAGGTAGGTCAACTTGGCTTTCCATTATTTGACTCTACCCCTACCAGCCTGATTATTGTTGGCTTAGTTGCCATGCTACCGTCAGATGACGTGTGATCGATTACCACCTTATCCAGCCCGACCAGCTTTGCCTTACCCATCGTTGCAGCAACAGCGGCCGATGATTGAGGTGTCTCTGCGGCCAATGCGGCTTTGCGAGCTTCTTCCAACTCCTTAATCAGTGAATCAACGGTTACATTGTGGCGCTGCTTAATTTCGCCTTGTAATTCAGCCACCCTTGCCGCGATCTTGCCGTTATCCAGCAACTCTTTAGCTTTGCGATTAATACTTTCAGGCTTCATCTTGTCAGCAGCATACGCCGTCCGATAAGCCTCTGAAGCATTACCTGTTTCGATGTATGCCTGACAGAAAGCCTCTTGCTTGATTGTCAGACTTGCCAT